TTGCATGCCATTGCATTATGTTGTGCAATATTTGAACTGAGTTGTGCAATTTATGTATATTTGCACAACCGATATAACAGAGAATATATGACTACAGTAAAAGCATTTATAAGAACTGGGAAGAAAGATAAAGAAGTAAATGTCAGATTTCGATTATCTGATGGACGCAATGTACAGTTATTCCACAAATCAGATATTATGGTCTCTCCTACTCTTTGGGATGCCAAGACTGAAAAATACAAGGCTAAAAGTATTATAAAGTTAGACATAAGAACATCATTTAACACATCTATTGAAGAACGGAAGAATCTAATTTTATCCATTTATGGGAGCAACAAAGAATTAACCAGTGAAAAACTGGAAATCTTAATAGATCAGCACTTACATCCTGAAAAATACAACATCAGCAGTGAAGAGGAATCCATGTGTAGTATGTTCCAACGCTATGTTGACGGATGGCTAAATGCAGGTGTAATAGGTCCCGGCAGAAAGAAACATTACGATGTAGTGATAAGGGAACTGACTCGATTCCTCATTATCAATGGCATTGACGGGTTGCCGGTCAATAAATTCAACAAGGAACATATTCTAAATTTTCGTGATTTTCTACGCAGAGAATACACTCTGGTTGAAAAATTTCCAGAACTGTACGCAGAAATGAATAAGCGGAATACGCCATCAAAGGAAAGAAGCCAGAATACAATTGCTGAGAAACTTTTATTGTTACAAGCATTTATGGTGGAGCTTGAAAGTAATGATGTTATTCCCGTATCTCCTTTCCGCAAGATAGGAAAAGAAAAAGAGTCCATTATGAAGCAACAATATGACGAGCCTTTCTTTCTCACCAAAACAGAATTCAATGAAGTTGTCCACAAAGAATGTCCCGAAACATTGCAGCGAGTAAAAGATGTATTCGTTGTTCAATGTTGTTTCGGTTGCCGTATAGGTGATTTCAGACGATTCACTTTTGATAATATCAGCATTGAAGAAGGAATACCTTACATTCATTATTTACCTCAAAAAACACACAAGGATGGACTTATACGCACTGAGATAAAAACTCCCATCATTCGTATTGCTTATGATATTATTATGAAGTATAAAGGTAGGCTACCAAGCAATGCTTTGTTACCCTATTATCCTGATGGCAATGGTGAAACCGGGTACAATTATCAAATAAAAAAACTACTTGAATACTGTGAGATTAGCCGGAAAGTGGCAATGTTTAGTGCGGCATTGGAAACAAATGAGTACAAATCCATATATGAGATTGCAAGCAGTAAACTTGCCCGTAAAACTCATGTAGATTTAATGAATAAAGTTCAGATAGATAAATACGCAGCAGGACTTCATGCAAAAGGCAGTGGAGCCGTAGACAGATATACTGGATTAGGTATAAAAGAACGTTTTATTTTAATGTGTGCGGCTTTTGGCTGTAACCAGTATGAAGTTGACAATGATTTATCTGTAATGGAATAGGCTCACTTAGTATCTCATATTGATACTCTGTTATTTGACACCATCCCCGTAGTTGAGCAGCTACGGGGATTCTTTACTGAAAAAGAAGCGATTCATTCAACTGTCCTTTCCACAATCTCCATCACTACATGGCTTGACTCCAACCAGAGCCAATACCACAGCCAAAGCATAATCCCACCCAACCAAACAAAAGCCACATCAATATAGTACAAATTTAATATCCTGCTAACCAATACACATAAGAGTTCTCCGCAAAGCACATAGGCAGCAACCATAGTAACAAGCTGGTCATTGGCAACAGTTATCAAAACCAGAATGCCTATAACGGGAAGAAGGGAAATACAATCAATTAGAAGTTGTTGTTTGTCATTCATAATACAATAGGGATTAGAATACAAATATAAACATTATTTTGTATAAAACAACCCTCTATAATAGGAATTTCTGACAAAAAAGAAACGAACTATTATTACAATATAAACAAAAAGAGCGACTATTCAGCCGCCCCTTTCGCATTAACGAGATAGACATAAAAGTATCTCAAATCATCTCTGTAGATGGATGCCGAACCACTACAGAGTTTCCATTCATTCTACAGTTTCTCCTTTTTCATTCAGAAGTACCGTCACTTCTTCAGTGGATTGATTTTCCTTGGTGATGGTCAACACAACCTTATAAATCTTACCGGTTTCTTTCTCGGAAATGAAAGCCTCCTTTATTACAGCCCCCTCATAGTCCTTAGCCAAGACATTCATAACTGCCTGAGGCAAGTCTTTTACTTCCACTTTTGTGAACTCATCCTGAGGATTTTGCTGAGTTTGCTCTACAGACTGTGTTCCAGAAACCACGTAAGCAAATGCTACTGAACTGCCTAATCCCATAACCATTGCTAATGCTACCAATACTTTTTTCATAATCGTAAGTTTTAAGTAAATAAATATAGTTTTTGTATTAACTATAGAACAAACGATATGCCATGATGTACATCAGTACATAATACATTATACATCAGCAAATTATAAAAACAAGAAGGAATAATTATGTGTGGAAATATGTGGAACTGAGTACCACACATGGGGAATAATTACACAATATGGATTACTTAATTCCTGAGAAATGGAACAAGGCAGCTGAATAAGCTGCCCCTTCTATAAAACAGTCAACAAACAGACATTCACTAATCAAATGACATAAACATAAGCATAAATAACCCGGCTAAAGCCATAGCAAATGCAATTACCATACAAAACTCTTTTTTCATAACTAATAATTTGGTTAAACACATATTTCCATCGCACGTTCAACAACGCACTCTTGTCTCCGACAAAACCTCAGCCGCATAAAAGCTGAGGTCCAGCATGTTCCTTTCAATATATACAATCAATTAGAGCACACAATGTTGGAACATTCTGTAAATCCAGTATAAAGAAACTGCAATGGCTGAAAGAAGGACTATACTAACACTATATACCGGATTCTACTATAAAGACAACTGCTTTTCTGAAATTCCCTACGTGATTTGAGGGAATTTTTATAAAAGAAAGGGCCCAAATGAAAAAAATCCCGACGAAAGCCGGAATATGTCACCCACAATAGATATGAATTAATGCTGCTTAATATCGCAGATATTCGCATTAACATACATGGACGTATCGATGATGTGTTCCGCCTCACTTAGCATCACCTCCTTGGGTAACTGGGTTGTTTGTGCCCATTCGATTATTGCCTTGACGGATTCCTCGTCGTAAGCATATTTACTTTCTTGTGGCATGGCTGATGTAATATATAATAGTTATTTAAGCAATTCGTTTAAGAGTAATTCTTTTGTATCGTATGATTCTATAGATGGAATTTCATCGGGTAATCTACCATTAACAGCTTTTATTAAAAGATTCTTTTTAAATAAGTATTCAACTTGTTCAGATGGAGAATTCCCATACACATAATTATACTCTTTACCATCATAATATACTTCTGCCCAAATGGGATAGCTATTACTTTTAATAAACATTTCTGTGTTATCTTCAGATGGACTGACCTTTTTTGAGTCTCGTATAAAAAATTCATTTTCAAATTCCGCAGTACATTTACAAACATTCATTCTTTGCATATCACCATTCTTGTAGGCATATGCTATTCCTATAATATCATTAGGCTTTCTAATTTTATAAACTAATGAGATTACCTTATTTTCAACAAGAACCTCTTTACGCATGGTATATAAACTTTTTTCATAATATTCTGTTTTGTAAAATCTAACACATTTTACCTGACAGTTTTTGTACAATTTTTCCACACGAAAGAAGGGTATTTCTATTTCAGACATAATCATTAAATCATATATTCTTATCCTAAATTGTCATTTTTCAACTTACTGTCTTACAAAAATAAATAGAAAATATTTTCAGAAACTTCTATTTATTCTGCATTTTTAAGAGCTTGTTCCCTTTCAAATAGAAGATGCTCATATTTGTCACACTCATCATTAAAAAACTTTTCTGCCAGGCCAAAAGCTCCTCCCCAAGTTATATCACAAAAAGTCGTGGTAATAAAATTGCTTATAATATGAACTCTATTATGCCAATAAATAGCCTTGCATCCCCATAAGTCCAATTTGAATTTGTGAATCTTTGAATTAGGTAAAATTAGAACCGAACATCTTACAACTACACGATTTCCTTTTTTAGCATCTTCTTGTCCATTACGTTTGATAATACACCGAAAAGGAGGACGTATTATCTCTATCTCACCAATGGGGCGTTCAGTTATTATATTTCCCTCTGTATCTCTAACAATTTTCCGAATCATAATATTAATGATTAAAGCCAGTACAAAAAATACAAATCAAAGAAAAAGTAGCAAACAAAACTTTTGAAAAAAATCCCGGCAGTAGTCGGGATATGTCACACACAATAGATATGAATTGTTGCTCATGAATATAAAGGCAACTTATTCAGCCGCCCCTTCTACAAACTCCTTTAACCGATAAATTCTTAACGGAAGGTCCATAACACTCCCAAATAAAAGTTACTTTTTATTATCTTCTTCCGTTTGAGATTTTTTTTGCTTATCTTGTTCTTGCGCTAACGTAATTTGACGATTGATTTCATCAAGAATACTATCAGCAACACGATTTACCATCGATTCCATTTCTTTCTTCGACATTGCATCAAATTCATCATCATCAAGCTCTGATGTATTAAACATTTGATTACTTGAAATTCCTCTTTTATAAATGTACATAGCTTCCATAATCATTTTTTATAATAGTTCGAGAAAAACTGATGATTTAATTCTTTCTGGAAATAATGTTTTCGCTTTATCCAAACAAAACCATCACTTTTCGATATTATAGCCACATCTACAGGACCACCAACAGATTCTTCAGATGACATCATTCTTCTCTTTAAAAATGTAAGAGATATCAAACTTTCTGCCATATCTGCCATATCCTCCTTTTCTAAGTATGCAACAGTATCAACAAGTGGGGAAATATATTGTTTACCGATAACATCATCAATAGCATTATCAAACACTTTTTTAATTCCCGATATATCAAGATTTTCAATTGCAGTAGATAAAACTGTATTTTGATCTGAAATTTTAATAGTGTTCGAGACCAATCCAGAATAAGCTTTTAAAGATTTAAAAAACAATTCACTGATGAAATTTTTCACACTCGGATCTATTCCAGTTAATATAGTTTCCATCACATCAGTTTGAGCAAATGGACATATAGCAGCAGAATTACTTTCAGAAATTATAGCTTCTGATTGATGATCATAATAATATCTTAGCACTCCATCAAAAGCAATTGCAATATTAATAGGCATTAAAGAAGGAAATATTTCTTCTTTTCCATAACCAACAAATACAAGTCCAGTATAGCCTACAATATTTTTACTCGACTTGAGCAATAAATAGAAGACATGTTTTGTCAAATCAAATAATTCTTCTGGAGCGCGCCAGTCTTATCAATAATATATTCATATAAATCTTTAAATATATCAGTGCAATACTCTTGAAACCTTTCAAAAGTGTAAGATGCCAATCCTTCACATTGATGATGCTGCTCATAAAAAACTTTCAATGCATTTAACCTATCTTTGATTGTCTTAAATAAATAAGATTTACTTGAATCAGTTACCTCACCACCAATTTGGGTAATGGCTCTACTCTCTATTTCTTGATAAAATTTAAATAATTGAAAACGCAAATACTTCTTTTGAAGTTCATCAGAACTAAAAAAATGATTATCAGTTAAAAACTGAATAAAGTCAGATATATAACCTGACACTGAATCAAAATCATTATCACCGAGTCTATCACGGTACAATTTTACAATAACATCCCATGGAGTTCCCAAAAATGAAGATGAACTATATATCATAACAGCTACCGGATGAAATTTGGATAATGTAACTATCTTAGTGGCTTGATTTAAAACCTTACGTCCTAATGCTCCATTTATAGTAGCAGCACTGTCGGCTGCAATGGCTATTGCATGTTTATTTAATACTCCAACTATTGCTGTCATTTCACTATGCTTTTCATGTTGAGAGTACAAATTAAAACATTTTTTTTGTAACTGAAAAGAATTAATAATTATTTTCCTACCACATAAACAAATTATAACTCACCCCACCACCGACATAAAAACCGCCCGGATAGCCATACCCAGCCTGCAAACCTAATCCCCAACGCTTCTTCTTCGACTTGATGGGAACCGGATGATAGACGTCATTCGTCACTGTCTGATACACCGTCTTCGGATACACCACCATACTATCCAGCCGAGGGTCTATATACCCACTTATCACAGCACGATACGAACTGTCTCTATATACCACTTGTTTACGACGGAGCAAGGTATCACCTATCCGTGTCGTATCATCCGGTACGAAACGCCAGAACACAGCCATCGGCGCAGAGATAAGCATCGTATCTACCTTGACAACCGTCTTTATCTTCGTCTCTACACGAACTTCTGCCGGAGACTGCTCATGCGGACGGAACCAAGCCGCCACACAAGCTATAAGCAGCAGTACAATTAATATCCACGGTAACTTTTTCATTCCTCGAACCTCAAATCGTTAATCCGATTCATCCACCCCCGTTTGAATTTATTGTTCGCCGGACGAGAACGGCATATATCCTCGATGAAATCGAACCGTGCAATCTTAATCATGTCGAACAACTCACGCGGGTTCCTGGCATTCACCGCGGCAATGGTCTTGGGACCAACAATGCCATCCACAGTAACACCAAGCAAACGTTGAGGAATCTTGATGCCATGTGCACCCGATGCCCACACCCAATCGACAAGGATATTCGCCACAGACTGGCTCGTTATCAAATCTGCCTTCCATCTGTCCCAATAATGCGGCTTGAGCACCCGTTTAACGACATCCTCACGGGTAAGCAGACGCAGGTCATCCACGTCTATATCACCGTCACCGTCCTTGTCATAGCCGCATGACTTCCACGTGCCGATAGTCACCCCCATATTCGTAGCACCTCCAAGGTCTGCCGGGTCATTCACGAAACCGCCTTCCCATTTTAGGATAAACGGTGCAAGTTGATTCATATTCGCCATTCTTATTTCCTCCTTATTCAATTAATACCCGTTTTGCGGCTCTCTATCACCGCATTTCTTCCTCTCACACCGTTTAAGCGCCAGTTCCAGTTTCAAATCAGAATTAGCCTCCTTCAGTGTAAACAGTTCATCCTGCGCCTTACGGAGCCGGTCTGTCTGTTCCACAAACCGATGTTCCTTCTCCGAAAGCTGCTTCTGCAGGAACTCGTTGTACTCCCGTAATGCCTTGAACTCCTCAACATCCGCATGGGCGTCCTCAATACGCGCGTTGGTCTTACGGGACATCCACCACTTGATAAGCTGCTTGATGCCCTCGATGCCACCGAGTGCGGTCACCAACATAACCCAATCATTCATATCCATTTCACCAATTCATTTAATAATCTACTAATAACCATATCTTTGTCCGACACCGCACAAATGTACATCAGACGAAATCAAACAAGTTGTTGAATTACAATTTTCCACTGACATTACGTGACAGCAAAAGTAATTGCTTCCACAACCTTGAAAAAGGACATAAAAAAAGAGCTCGATGACAACGTAAGTTGCCACCAAGCTCTTGGTTATGAGGCAAAGATACTAATAAATAATGTAAAGCAAAACTCCTATGAGATATTTTTACCAGAGTATCTACCAAGACACGGTGGATGCACTGAGGGAAATTTTCAACCGGCTTAATCTCATCATTGACGGAATCGCTTGCGTGAGAATAGCTGACCCGGAAATATTGAGAATCTTGAAAGAGAAGCTGGATGTAGATAACATTGGTGCAATTAGTGAAGAGTATATAAAGAATCAGATTTCCATTACCAATGCGTGGTTCCAAGCAAACAAGTCAATCAAGACATTCGATGAATTTGGATTGATGAATGCCACGTTCGGAAGCGATGACATATTCGGGGATTGTTCTTCTTTGGAAAGCATTAGAATTCCTCATTCTATAGATAGCATACCGATTGGTTGTTTCAAGGGATGCGTTAAACTGAACAATGTTGTTCTACCGAAAGGGATAACCTTTATTCTGGCAGATTCATTTTCAGGCTGTTCTGCATTGAAAGAAATTTCTATTCTTGATACAGTAACACAAATAGAGGCAGGAGCATTCATGGGTACAAAACTTGAGAAGGTGGATTTACCTGAAAGTGTAACCGGCATAGGTTCGTCTGTATTCAATGGCTTGACTTCTTTGAAAATCATGATAATCAGGGGGCACGTAGTGAGAGGTGATGCTCCCAAAAACAACCTGTTCAAATGCTGGGAAAATTGTACGGGGTTGGAATCATTCGTCATGATGTCAGAAGCGCCTATGGAATTTGGATTCTGGATGATGAATGGCACTACATGCACAGTATATGTACCGGACACAGCAGTAAATACATATAAAGCAGCAAACGGTTGGAGTAGTTTGGCCAGTAGAATTCGACCGTTATCAGAGTATAAGGGTGAATTATAATAGAAAATTATACTGCGGTATCAAATTGGTAGAACCACTATTGGAACTCCCGGAACACTACGAAGAAGTGGATATGCCGGAGGGCTTTTCAGAGGAAATGCCACCAGAATAGCCTGAAAAGAACGGCGGAGAGAAAGTTTCTCCGCCGTTCTACTAATTTTCTACCATTTCACTTATTGGACGAATATATGCCGCCCACTTGCTCCAACCGGAAGCTGTCTTGTATGCACTAACTGATGTGTCCGGAACATAAATGTTGGGAATCTGGGGAGCATTGAGCAGTGTCCAGTAATCGGTCGACGGAGGTGTTGATGTTCGTATTATCAGGGTCTTTAACAGAGGACAATTCCCCATACCGGTCACCGACACGGCATTTTCCCCGATTTCCACACGGGTCAGTCGTGGCATATCCCCCAATCCGCTAATTGCTGTGACATGGGGCGGATATACGAATTCCGAAATTCCGGTGCCGCCGAAAGCGCCAGACTCAATAGTTGTCACTGTGTCAGGAATGGAAATTTCTTTCAACGCCCCACAATTGTAGAAAGCCTGCTTTGAAATAGTGTCGCACCCATTGCCTATTATGCATCTTTCCAGAGAGACGCATCCGTAAAAGTATTGGTATCTGATATTCCTGTTTTCCGGCAATTCGATACTTTGCAAAGACGTACATCCGGTAAACAGATTATTGGACGAGGTGGTGAAATTTAGCCACTTGAACTCATTGAACGAGACAATCCGCGTATTGTTTGCAAATGTGCCGGCATTGATTACCTGTTGAACGGCCGCTTCCTCTTCCGCTATATAGCCGTCCTTGTCGGCATCCCATATGCCAAGGCAGATGCGCCGGGCTTCCGCGTCCTTGAAATGAATGGCCGCTTCACCGACAAGTACCAGATTCAGTCTGTTGAATACACTTCTCAGTGCATCCACCGTGTCCTGGTAGTACTTGGAATGCACAGTAATGGTGCCTTCCAGTACCGGTATCGGGTCTTCGCCGGACAGTCCCTCGGCTGACAAGCCGGAGTAGCTGCCGTCGGAGAGGCGGGCGAGCATGTCGAGTGCGTCGGCCGTGTAATACTCCTCATTGAAACCTATTGCGCGGATATGTTTCAGCGCGTGGGCATCACCCTGCGGTTGCTGTGCCTCGATGACGTCAGACAGCAGTTTCATGGGCTGCAGCAAAGGACAGTTCTCCACCCAGAAGTCTGTCACATTCGGGGCGCACTGGCCGATGCGCAATCCACCGGTGGACAGCAGGGGGAAGTTCCTGAAGCCGATGTACTTGTTGTTTGCCGGATACTCGATGACTTCAAGACTGCCGCCTTCCGGAACCTTAATCTGGCTGAGATTGGTTCCGTCCGCATATATCTCACGGATATTCTGGCAGGCGCTCAGGTCAAGAGTACCCTGCAAGGTGGCAATGTTTGACAACAGGACTTTCTGTAGGCTGCCGCAGTCGGCAAGGGTAAGCCCAGTGATGGTGATGATGACGTTTTCGGTCTTGCTGCCCAGGATGAGCTCCGTCAGGCGCCGGCCACGGACCACCATGGTGCCGCTGACGTTCTTCCGGTGCCAGTCGCCGATGGAGAGCAGCCAGCTCGCCGCCTGGATGGCGTTCTGCTGGTCGGCAGAGCCGCCGAGGTCGATGGTCATCCGGCACACTTCACCGGCCTTGGTCCTTGCGCCCTGCACGATGCTGGTACCGTTTGCAATGGCCGGGTACATGTCGAATGCCGGGGTTATCTCGTAATCTATCAGGTCGCCTGCTGCACGCACGATGATGGTGTCCGTTCCGCTGTTTGAAAACAGACCGTAGCTGTATTTCGACATGATGTACATGATGCGCTTCTTCACCCAGGCGGTTTCGGCAGAGCAGAAGTCGCCATGCGATTGGGTGATAGGGTCGGTGTCGTTGGTATAAGAGCCGCTGTTGTAGGCTATCTTGGCTATCTCGTAGCGTTTGGCATCGGCGTTGACCAGCGTGGCCGGGAAATAGTTCTTGATGCCGAGATAATACTTCTTGTAGAAGGCATATACCTTGTCATAGGGAGTGCCCGAGGATTGTCCGCACAGGCTTTCCATGGCACTGAGCATCTTCCGCATGCCTGCCGCAATCTCGGCGCTGAATGCCAGTTCGAGCATGTTCCAGAATACGGATGTCTCGCCGTTCCAGATGGGCTGGCCGTTACTGTAAACATCGTGCATCTCGCAGTGGTAGGGCTTGCGGTCCTGACCCTGGTTGTCTATCGGGAAGATGGTGTCGGCATCGTCCAGGCGCCACCGCCACTTGCTGCCGGTAGTGCAGAAGTTATACGGATAGGTGTTCTTCGCCCGCTGGTCGGTTCCGGCCGTAAACTCCACGAAATTATGATGGAATACGGCGTCGCTGATGTCGAAGCAGTCGGGGATGGTAGCCCGGAAAAGCTGCTTCCTCGCATTGACGAACAGTTCATTCAGCTGGTCGGCCGTGAAGGCTGATAAATCACTGCTTAAATACTCTTTGAGCTGTGTCTTAAGGTTAATCTGCCCGGCCCCGATGTCCGAAGGGATGAATTTCCCTTCCGCCGCCTCATAGTAGTACAGATTGTAGAGGTCGGCATCGCCGGTCTTGGCAATCCAGTACTCATACCCCGTGCTCCGATATTCCGCAACAGAAGCATTCAGCTCCGCCAGCGTGCCGCCAAACGGACGGATGCGGTTGTTGCAGACATATACGGCGTTATAGGAATCTATCCACCTCTGCGCAGAGAGCGGTTCGGTCTCGTCGGCATTCAGCTCTCCGGCGTCGAAGTCCCAGCAATTGGTATCATTATATTGGAAGGCTTCCTCATCGGCATTGTACGCCCAGTATGACTTGCCGCGGTTCCAGGGCACACGGAACAGTGCCCCCAGCGGTGCGTTGTCCGAGCCCTCTACAGAGAGAAGTTCCGGGAAAGCCTCCGTATCATAACCGAAACAAAGGTCATCTCCCTTGTCCGGGCCGAACGTAAATTCTCCCATGCAAGTATATACATCCTGCCCTTCCTCGTTCACGGACTTCGAGAAGCCGATGAACGGTTCCTGATAGACGGCCACACGTATCTTCGGGTCGGCAGCCATCGCCTCGTTCTTCATGCCTGTCTCCTTGAAGAGGGCATCGTAGGCACCCACGCTGCCTGCCTTGTGGTCCTGCATGGAGCTCGCCCAGTTCTTCTTGGCGGTCAGGCGCCCGGACTTCGGAACGTTGTCGTACATCAGCACACAGTTCTTGTCCGTGGTACCGTCGGCATAGGTCGCGATGGAGGCTATCTTGTTTCCATCAGCGTCCTTCAGCCCTTTCATCTTAAATCTAATATTCCACTCCAGGTATTTTTTGGAAGATGTACCCTGGCCTTCCACCAGCAGATTGGTAAGCGTGAAGTTCCTCTCCGGCTTGTCCTTGAAGAAGACTTCCAGATTACCCGCCACGCCCGAAGGGTTCATCAGGTTCGGGAAAGGCTTGTCTACCACAAACACGTTGTACAGCAGCTTCGTGGCATTGAAGTCGATATTCACACCCTCACCGTCCAGCACGAGGTTGACGTTTTTCTCCGCAAGCTTCTCGTCGGTGGTCACCAGCTGGTTGATATAGTTCTTCTGTACGGCTTCCGAAGGCAATGCACTGTCGTAGACACGCAGCCCGTACAGGTAGAGGTTGGCATAATCGCTACCCAGCACAATCTTGCCGTCATTGCGGAAGTAGTCGTTGTTCTCGTAGGCATACTGCCGGTTCTTCTTGCCGTTGATGTAGATGGCCACAATGTTGAACCCTGCATTCCCGTAGGCATCGGGCATCACGACTACTGTCAGGCGGATACGCACACCGTTGTCTATAGGTACGTCCTGCGTCGAGCTCTCCTGCATGGACTGGGAGAAGAAGGATACGTTCTCGCCCGACACGCGCAGGCCTACGTTGTTATCCGCAATGGTGATGATGTCCTTGCTGGCATCCGAGGGATTCTCCACCTTGAAGTCGATTTCGATGGTCTTGCCCCGGCGGGCGGCTTCCGTGGCGAAGGGGCGGTAGTCTATCACGGCCCTGCTGCGGGCGAATATCTTCAGTGCCTTCACTCCGTCGGCGTCAGCCGCCCATCCGTCGTTGCTCCAGTTCAGGTTGCTCCACTCTACCGGTACGGCCGTCTTGTCCACCTCGTTGATGACGCTCCTGTAATTCGTCTGCGAGTTGGCACGGGTCCGAGGATTGATATAGAGTGCGGCGCCTGCCGTAGCCGAATAGCCCAGCGAGTTGTTCACCGGCAGGGCAATGGGTTCCGTCAAGGCATCCGCACTGTCCGTCACGCCGACTGTGACGCCGAAGTCGGCATCGTCATCCGTCTCCACCTCCATCGGGTAGGTGAAGGTGTTCCTTGCGTTCGCCACGATGGCGTCATTCTCGGAACTGTACACCTCCATGCCGCCTCTGGTGATGGAGAACCTTGCCTCGGTCAGTGCGGACGGACCGTCGTAGATGGCGTAGTCGAACACCGTGTTGTCCTGCCAGTTGGTGAGCTGTTCCGCCACGTTGTTCACGCACATAAGCTTCACGGCTTCGCTGGCCGTACGGATGCACATGATGTTGACCGATACGGATTTTGTCTGGATGGTATTGTCGGAGTTGGAAAGATAGAAACTCACGTTGTATACGCCCGTCGCTCCCGGATGCTCCAGCAAGTAGATATACGGAGTATCCAGATACACGGCTGTGCCTATCGCCTTGTCGTAGCTCTGGCTGTAGCCGTCGCCGGTGACGGTCAAGTGCAGCGTCTTGTTGATGTTGCCGTTGATTATCATCGGGATGTTGATGTCTCCGGAGAACGCCGTCCACCAGGCGAAGTTCGGGGCGCTGATGCCCAATGACGTGAGTTGCACGTTGTACGTCACCGGTGCGGTGGTCTTGTCGGTATTCTCCCCCTTGATGGAAATCTTCACGCTGTTGCTTCCTGATGACAGCCATTCGGCTATGTCCTGCCTGATGGATACGCCCGAAGAGACTTCCATCTGTTTCACCACGGTGAAGTCGGCATACTTGGCGCTCTTCATCATGATGGTGCACAGGCCGAGTTCTCCGGTAGACTTGTAGGGTTCGTCCAGGCTGTCGCGGTACTGCGAGACGAACGTAAAGTCAAGCACGCACTCCTCGCCGTACTGGGTGGCGAAGCCGAGCGAGGCCATGTTGTTCCGGACATATACGCTGTACATGGTTCCGGCACCTCCGGCCAGTTCGCGCACAGTCTGTTCAAGCGTCGCACCCGCCGCCCCGTCGAAGGCCGTACCCGGGTCGGTGCCGATGACAAGCTGCGCATTCCTCACTTCCTGCAGGGCGTTTTTCAAGCTCTGCATCGCCGCCTTGTTCGTCTCGAGGCTGTTGTCATTAACGCACTTGGCGAACTCGTTAATCTTTCCGACAAGCTCGTTCAGTTCCTCGGCCTTGAGGATGTTGCCACGAACGAAGTTTCTGTTTAATTTATCCATAACCTATCCTAATATATCGTTGTCATCAAGCCTGCTTGAGTCCAGTATGAAGTCTACAATCTCAATAACCTTGCCGCCACGCGCGGCAAGGGCGTGCATTATCAGGTTCGTCTCGAGCATGCCCGTGTCGGCCATGTCACTCTCGATACGGCTGATGACCGCATTCGTGGCACCTCCATCGTCACCGGTCACGCGCTTGCTCAAAACGAACCTGATGTAGCCCATGTCACTTGACGTTCAGTTGGTTGATAATTTCACGCTTCACTGCGGCTATGAGCCGGGAGTTCTTGACTACAAGCTCAAGGGCCTTGCTGTATCGTTCAGGAATCTCCACTGCATCCTTTGAATAGTAGATGCTTTTAGCTAAGTCCTCAAAGCCTATGTCCAGCAGGATACTGCCGTTGTACATCATTTCATTGCCGACGGTTTCCGCGGCGTCGAAGGTCTGTCTGCCGCCCTCGAATGAGGTCTGTGCCTCGATTTTCTTAAAGTTGATTTTCATCTGATTCTTGCTATATTACTTGTTTTTCATATTTCTACCCAAGTACTTCCACCATCAGAAGTCTTGAATACGCCTGAGTTGGATATTTTTAAACCGTGTCTTCCAGCTACGACATTCATTACATCATAAAAACGTCCGCCGGAGGAATCCTCCACGGTGACAAAAAGTCCGTCTGCACCAATATCCACATCGTAAGATGCGAATTGTGGCCCTCCTGCATGATTATACTGAATACCCTTAGAAAAATGCAAGCCGGAATTTGACAGCTTCATTGCCGGAATATCAATCGGATGCCAACCGGAAATATAGGAACCAAGACCTTCGTTGGTTATTTTGATACCCCCGATTGTACCGCTTATGGCTTCAATAGCCCCATTCTCTAATATCTTGAAATAACTGTTTGCCGTAACAATTCCTTCAAGACGTATCTGGTCGGCGCTCACCAGCGCATTGCTCTGGAACCTCCCGTCGGGCAGCTCGGTAACGAAAGCGGCTATATACGATTTCTTTACATAACCATCCGAAGCGGTTTTCTCTGCAAACATCTGCACAAGGTTTGATTCGGTGATGAGCCCCGACTTGTCGATGTTCGTGATATGCCCCGCCGCATCAAAACTCACCTTTTTAGACAGCAGCGAGTTGAAATCAGCCGTCGTCACCAGCCCGGAAGTGTTGATGTTCGTGATGTTTCCGGAGCCGTCGAAGTGGATGCCTTCAACCAGCGCGGCGATGGAGTCCTTTGTCACCTGGATGGCCGCCGTGTTCTCATCAGCCGTATCCTGCGCCCCCCGGGCAAGACAATAAGCGTCCCGGGCATCGCTGATACCCTGGTTGGCAAGCCTCGTAGCCTCGGCAATGCCATTTTCCGAATCCGTCACCGCAACCGTGATGCGGTCCCCCAGGTTCTCGATATAGGCAGTAGTTGCCGTGGAAGAAGGTTTCCAATGGCTGATGCTGAATGCTGCTCCTGCCGCCTTCGCAGTCTTGCATACGAGAGCATCATTCTTGTAAATAGTGGTGCCGTCATTGTACGTCGCGTTCACCCACATGTCTCCCACGTCGTAGGCATCTGCCACAGTGGGCTGCTGGGCAAATATACGCCGCTTGCTGTCCGCGGTGTCCTGGGCTCTGGCGGCATCCTCAAGGGCTTTCAGTGTCAAATGGTCGGTGATTTCTTCCCAAGCACCCGACTCGAACCGGTAGCCCTGCCCGGTAGCGGTGTTGTAGAACAGGTCCTGGTCGTGCATGGCCTTCAGCTCCGCAGTCGTCCATTCCGAAGCGGGAATGTTACTCAATGTAGGCTCATAGTCATAGAACCACATCGTGTACTCCTTGTCCGTCTGCTGCTTGATAATGTCGAGATTTACCTGCATGTCGTCAAGGGTCTTGTCCATGTCCTTACCCGTGGCCTGGTTGATAAACCTGGCGGTAATCTCGCTGAGCACCGTATTGAAGTCAATCAACGGTTCGGGCATCGTGTACGAGTTTATCCCATTGTATATGCGCACATAAGGCCCTCCGGCGGTAACGCTGTCCCATACAATGGCACCCTGTCGGCCCGTGTCCGTCCGGTTGCCGAGCTGCACGATGCTGTCTCCGGCAAGCGGGATGTCGCTGCCCGATGCACAGTCGTCCTTGGAGAGGTCTATGTAGTCGTCTCCCGTACCCGTCACGAGCCGCCAGTAGTAGTGGTTGCCCGATTTCAGGTTGAACGTCTCGCAGATGGCCTGGTCATCCTCCTGGAAGGTGTTGTACACGGTACGCCCCTCCGAATCAGTGGTCTTGAAATAGCAGCGCCAGTATGTGCCCTTGTCCTCCACGCGGTTGCAGATGATGCCGCCGCCGGTATTGTACTGCCTGCCCCCGACATAGGTGGACTGCTGCACCTGGATGTCCTCCACGCTCAGCTTCTTCCGGATGTCCACAAAGTCGATGTCGAGATGGTAGTTGCCGTCCGCGTCCCGGTAGATGCCGAAACCTGAGCCTCCGGCTGAGAAGTTCTCCGACACGAGGTCTTTCAGCAGCATGATTTCGTTCAGCGTTGCCGTGCCCTTCACGTTGATGCCCTCGATGAAGGTCATCAGTTTCTCGATGGTCTCAGCGATGTCCTTGCGCACGTAGCGGTCGTCGTTGTCGTTCTTGCTGCCTATAGGGTCAAGCTTGAAGTGCCTCTTCCCGTCGGTCTCCGGTATGCTGTCGTCCTTCGACAGCTTGTAGACGGCACCCCCGTTCTCAAGGGTCGACACGAGCTGTCCCGCATAGGGGAAATAGGCTTCGGCGTCGGTGTTCCTCGCGTATACGCGTGCGTCCTCTATGGTATCGAATACAGACGAGCTGTCGATAGGCCGGTACGTTGTCCTCTTGTATTGCAGCGCGAAGCTGCTTCCGTTTATCTTTACCATGTCAACTCGTTTTGAATGTGAATGTATCGGCATCGTTCGTGCCGTCGGTCCGTATCACCCACATGCGGTAATCCGTTGCCTGGCTTCCGTTAGCGCCTTCCACAGAGATGGAAGTGGGGCCGCTGCACACTCCGGTGTCTTCGATAAAATTACCGGGATATGCGGTCAGGGTGAGCTCGCTCACGGTTCCCTCAGGTATGCAGATTACGATTGTCTTCCACCGGCCGGCACTGAACTTGTAGCTGCCGGAGCCGGTGTACATGCCGCTTGATGACAACCCTCTGACTTGCGCTGAGGTTGTGGGAATAGAATCCACCACTCCGGCAAACCATTTGCGACGCACGTTTACGCTGATTTTGTCGGTAAGTGTTACAGCAGGAAGACTTCCATTTTGGGAAAATGATACGGAGGCAAGGTATGATTCGTTTTCCGTATACACGCCTGACAACTCCCTGACAGCCGTCCTTACCCCATTCATTTCAGCTCCGAATACAAGCAGATTCTCTTCCTTGTTATCAAAAAAAGCCTTGGTTATATCCCCATTCCCGTTTTTTGCCGCTTCATACGTTATTTTACCTTTATTAGAGCCGAACTCCATATCGTTAGCCGTAGAAAGTTTGCTTTTCAGTTCCGCGCCTTGTTCTTTAAACAGCATATTTCTAATGATATTCTCCCAGCTTGTCCCTTTCATGATTACATCGCCTTGTTTGTAATAGCCGACACTGGCAGTAGTTACCTGTATGTTCCCACTTGTTTCCTGGCTTGTAACGCTGTTTGAAAGTTTCTTGACAATGGAATCCAAAGAGGACTGGTTGTAAAGCTGCCCTTTCAAGGTAATGCTCTCTATTTTGCTTTCCAGTTCCCCGATACGTGAATAAGCAGCGGTTTCCCCGACAGTATATATAGGGGAATCATAAGGCAGGTCAAGGTTGAATTCAAATCCGATAATCCTTGACTGCCTTCCGTTCTCGAAATAGGCCTTGTTGATAAGATTGACCTTTTGACCGATGCTGTAGAGATTGTGCACTCCGTCCTCACTGTATGCGACATCCGACATCATCGTGCAGCCATAAGTACTCGGGTCCATTCTGGACTTTTCAACATGCTTTTCAGCTTCAGTTTTCAATTCCTGTTCGGCGGTAGATACAAGTCCTAATTCGGCTATCTTCGTACTGTCCCATCCGTATAATACATAAGTGTCACCTGCTTTAGGCTTGACCACATTGTCCGGAAGTTTGCGCCCGTAGTCTTCATTGGCGACAATCTCCCATAACTGCGCATCCACATTCCATGTACCGTCCTCATTCTTTTCTCCCTTTTCAAGCGGATTGAATTTGACGGCAAAGTCCATTCCGTTAAGGCTTCCTGATTGAAACACTACATGGAGTTCTTCACCTTCAAGTACGTAATCATACGAGAAATTGATACCTGTGTCAGTAAACCTGTAGAATGTTTCTGTAGTCTCGGTCCCATCTTCATTGTCAACCGTATCTTCATAGCTGGAGACTGCTGTAATCGTTCCTGTACGTCTAGGGTAGATGCTATCAAAGACAACCACCTGCTCGACGGCTTCCTCGGTAGTCATGTTAGGATAGGCGTCAATATACGGAATGCCGGAAGGAAGCATGAGCCTTCTTTGAACCACGCCATTGACTACCACCGACTCATCAACCGGGCGGTAGTTTGCCGGGATGTTTCTTGTAGAACCGAAAGCATAGATTCTCGTTGCGTAGGTTGATTGTGAGTCGGAACGTGACATCTTATCCACATTCTTTCCTATCTCAAAGTTAACGGCATCGCCAAACTCGCACCTTCCGAAATGGATAATGTTCTCGGTTATCCAGCACTCGCAATCCCATTTCTTCGCCATAGAGAAGCATGCGTCAAGGATGTTGACGTTGTCGTAACTCATCAACTGAGCCTTATTTTCTACCGTACCGTCAATAGAGAAAACAAAATCCTGTCCTTTGTATTTGTAACCAAGAGCTTTTAAATTTCTAAGGACTATACCGGCTTGGACATCAAGTGAAGCGGTGAGATTCCAGGACGCTTCCTGCCCGGCCACTTCGGGGGTATATTTAAAGATTTTGTTTTTCCATTTCCAGTAGTGGGCGTCAAGCTGCAACTCATAGTCGTAGCCTGCGTTATCGGTATTGAATACTGGCTTCTGCAAGTCGCACACCTCGAACAGCCCGAAGTCGCACTCCACGCATGAACCAAGTTTGAAGAATATAGGACTCTCCAAGGAGAACTTTAACGTGATGTAGTCCTCCTTCATAAGAGTAAACTTACGCTTGCAGCCTTCATTGGGAAGGGTAGTAAGCAGGATAGCACCGGATATGTCTTTGATGTCGATTTGTTCCACGTCTTCAAAGTTCGGAGATAAAAAAAAGAGTGCCCAATTTTGAGCACTCATATACGCAACAATCTCTCTATTGTTGGAATTTAATTTCTGTTTGCCGGATTCGGTTCGTTGAACTTGGCTGAAATTTTTCCGAAAGTTCGGTCTAAACTCTGTGCGTAAGTGACACTCTTGCCAGTATAAATAAGATGGTAAACTTCGCTACTATTAGCCGGGATTTGAATATCAATCTTGCCTTTATAAAGCTCATCGAAGAAAGCTTTTTTCTTTGATTGATAATCGGACTGGGAATTTCCTTCAATTGTGAACGAAAGTGTTATTTCCCTCTCATCGACTTTAGGATTATTGATTATTACCCGTTTCCCATGTTCAAGTCGGCTTTTGTTCTCAATAAAATCCTTCATGGGAGCGGATGCCCCAATAACATCAAGAAACCCCTCTCCCATTCTCACACCCCATGTTGTATAAGCGTTTTCGCCATTAATTAATAATTCATCCATAGACTATAATTTTGCTGTATTCTTTTTAACTTCTGCTATATCTCTTTGCATCTGTTGAATAGGTTTGACGATTGCCCCTGTATTTTCTGAAATCTGTACCAGTTCAAGATAAGATTGCGCTATCAAATTCCTCGTATCATCAGCAATATTTCTTGTTTCCGTATTTATGGAAAGTAGAGCATCTGCTTTTACTGTCAGTAGATTAAGTGATTGAGATTGAATAATATTCTGATTTTTTATTTCTTCTCCTGCAATCTGCAATGCTGTAAACCTACCGTTCAACTCTTCGCCAGTATCTTGACTCATTGCCTGAAAACCTTTGGATGAAGCTGACTGGGATGTTGATTCTTGCGAAATCTTGTCATATCCGGTGGCTGCGGCAAGCTCGTCACGAAGCTTCATCGCTTCTTCAATGTAGCCCATATACTCGCTGTTCAACGCATTTCTTTCGGATTCCGTCAAAGAACCATCCTCCATACCCTTTGCAAACTTCTCATACCACTTCTTTAGCTTGTCCTGATAAAGTGTGCCTATCTGCTCGGAGAGCATAGCTTGCATGAAGTATTCCGAAATGTCTTCGGCTGCATCTTTGGACGATGCTTTCATGTCCATAAGGGTATCTATGAAATTACTGTACACACTATCGAATGTGGTTTGTGTAAGCTGCTTGTTTATCTGATTATGGATTTCCTCAATACGCTCCTCCCCCTCGATAATCTTATCAAGATAATCTCTCACATCGCCATCTAATTTAGCCCAAAAAGTAGGCGCTTCTGACTTTAGTTTCTCCAACTGTTCAGTAGTCAGGTCAAACAATCCTGTCATGCGTCCGGTACCTATAAAATCCTTGGCGTCTTTGACTGACATGTCGAGTGCGTCGGCAATGTCCTGCCAGTCGCTTGACGAGGTGTTCTTTGCCATCCGCTTGCCAATGGAATGGGAACCTGCGGATGCACCGGAATTAAGGCGCTCTTTTCCCAGCAGGCGATATGCCTCAATCTGCTTTTCAACAAGGCTAAGCGCCTCTTCTCCGACCTTGTCCGCTTCTATACCGTAGGAAATGCCGATATATTCCAGTTTCTTGTCTATCAGCTCATCCCATATCTCATAGAGTTTGTTATATTCCTCTACCATCTCGTTATAGTGGGAATAATCGGCACCGAACATCCCATCCAACGCAGACACTACAGCGGAAATTCCAGAAACCGCACTCATTGCGCCTCCGACAATATCACCCGACATGATTTGCCCGACCCCGGATGCCGTTTGTCCTAAGCCGCCAAGCGCATCAATGGCACTTGTTATCTTACTGTCGTCAAATCCGAATATGTCGGCGATACTTGAGCCAAACTCATTCAATGCAGGGGCAAAAGACGTCACAGTATTTCCTATATCGGTGATTCCTTGACCGATTTTCTTGGAATCGTTGCCACCCTTTTTTATGGCTTCTATCCCTTTCTCCAAGTCAGAGACGAAAGCCTGCCACGGTGATTTTCCTTTAAGTTCATCCTTTAACCCTTTGATTGCGTCTGTAACATCCTTGATGGATATTTCCCCTTTTTCTATCCCTTCAATGTCTTTATCGGTAAAGCCCATTCCTTTCAAATCAGCAATAGAAATGTCTTTATCAGTACCGGACATGTACTTGACAAGGGTTTCGTATTTGTCAATGATGGACTGAATAGCGGAAACGGACTTATTGCTGGCATCTTCAAAGAGGTCTGCCATCGCCTTTGTGGAGTGACCGAACTGTTCATCAAGCTGTTCAAGAGCCTTGTTCTTTTGGGCTACCTTGGAAGCGTACTCCGGGCTGTCGGTTTGCAGTTTGGCTATCTCGTCATTGTACTTCTGAATAAGATTTTTGCGCTTTTCCTGGTAGTTGCCGAACTCAATGAAATACTCCTGTCATGCTTTTTTGTCGGCTTCAAGTTTGGCTTTACTTGTTGAATCAATATCGCTTTCTCTTTTTTTAGCGGCATTAGAAGCCCATGTGCCAAGTTTCTCCTCTTGTTTATCTGTCAGTTTTCCACCTTGCTCCATTTCCCAATCCTTGCGCTGTTTTTTAATAGCATCCAGTTCTTTTTGATAGTCCAAGTCAATCTGAGCCAGCTTCTTTTCAGTGCCATCCTCCATGAGGTTGATTTCATCCTGCTGGTTTTTCCGACGAATGGAAAAGAGTTGTTCGGTAAGCAGTTCTTGCTGTTTGAGTTGCTTGGCGGCTGCTTTCTTGGCTTGATTTTCCTGCTTAGTCAACGAGCTTCCAGTGATGCCACCTAAATCTTTATAGGCTTTCTCTTTTGATAGCATATCTTCACGGGCCTTTTTTACCTGTTCCGATGTTGCTTGTTGGTCTTTTAAAAGAACTTCATAACCTTTCTTTGCCTTTTCCCAATCGGATTTGGCTTTCGCAAGGTCTTGCTGGTAGGTTGAGGTTTTACGTGACTTTAACTCCGATTCAAGTATATCTATTCTACTTTGCAATTCAGATTCAGTAGTCGCACCTTTCAAAGAACCAATGCCTACATTCAAAGAATACCACTTATTATTCTTTCTTGCTTGTTGAAGGCGCTTCATTTCATTCAGTTCTGACTTTATCTGAATATCAGTATTTTTCTTTAAATCAAGTTGCCATTGAGCGAGTTCATCTGAGCGGACTTCTTTTTGATAACTTGTGAAAATGTTTTTTTCTTCATCCAACTTTGATTTCAAAGTAGATAAAGTTTCATTCCTATATTTGTCAGCAAGTTCTTTCTCTGATTCATTCAAACTGTTTTTATGAAAATTCGGGTCTTCTCCGAACCTTTTCCATAATCCGATAACCTGTTCGTATTCACCAATTAGTTTTTTAGAGTTGTTGTAATTAATTTTATTCTCTTCTACGTTCCTCTTTCCAGCTTCCTCATTGTATTCTTTCCATAAAGCTATCAAGTCTCTAATATGTCCTTTTTCATCTATGTATTTTTGGAAGAGAGCGGGATATTCATTCTTTATTGCATCCATTGCCTTCACCCTATCCATAGAAGAGGTATATTCATTTTGAAGGGTGGAAATCAATTCTTCAAGCCTTTGTTTATGTTCTTGCTCTTTTTTAATAGACTGTTTCTTTTGCTCGTCAAATCTTTTTTGCGCTTTCTCCGCCGCGGTTGTCGAATCGTGGAAAGCCCACATTGCAGCACCAAGCCCAATAACGGCAGTAGCCAACAAAACATAAGGATTAGTAAGCATTGCAGCGTTTAAAGCTAACTGCGCTTTTCGTGCCAATAAACGGGCATTGGTAAGTCCAATCTCCACAAGGGTATGCTTACTTTCAGCAGCAGTAACAAGCATCACTGCGGTCCGGTATGTACCATAAGTAACCACTAATCCAGCCAAGACCTTCCCTACTGTTTCATAATTCTGAATCAACGAAGTTGTCATTTGAATACCGTCCATGATAACACTTTCCGACTTAGTTCCCAATTCGTTAAACACGGAATTCAAAGCATCCTGCATCATAGACAACTGACCATTGATAGTCTTTGAAGCATTCTCAGACATATTGTAGAACTTACCGCCTGCCGATGTGGCATCTATAAACGCCTGCTGTACCATTTCAGCGGAAACAACACCTTTGGACATTTCATCTTTGAGTGTAGCAATAGACTTTCCTGTCTTTTCGGAAATAATCTGTAACGGGTTGAATCCAGCGTTTATCATTTGATTCAGATCCTGCCCCATAAGTTTACCCACTGCTGACATCTGTGAAAATGCCAAAGTCAGCGAATTGAACTTACTGGATTCTCCCATAGAAATATCACTAATGGCTTTCAAGTATTTGATAGTGTCTTCTGCTTGTATGTTAAATCCAAGCATCATCTTTTCTGCTCCAACCATATCTGACATAGTAAGTGGAGAAATCTTAGCCAGCTCCTTGATTTGCGGAATCAGTCGCCCTGCTATATCTTCTCCAACCATAGTCTCAATAGCGGTCTGCATAGATTGAAATTCGCCACGCACACGAATCATTTCAGAACCTAATGCCTTTAATACTCCGGCGCCACCAATAACTGCCAGCGCTTTCTTCCAAGATATAGCGATACCTTCGTTAGTTTCTACTACTTGTTTCCCATCATTCTTATAAAGTGTATATTCATCCCGGAGTTTCTTTACGGAAAGACGCGCTTCGGCTTGCTGTTGGGTGAGGTTGAATAAAGCATCCCGTTCTTTACCGAGCGCTCTTTCTTGTTTGCTGATGTGATTAAGCAGTTCTTTATCTTCCCCACCTCTTGAAACGATGTTCTTATATAACTCCTTATTTTTACGAATAGTTGTTTGAAGAGAACCTATGGCATTCTTTTGAGCGATAATCTTCTCTGTGAACCCATTTACAGATTGGGAAGCATCGAAGATTTTCCTTTTGAATCCCGTTTCCATCTCCGCTCCAGCTTTGGCTGCATTAGTCACCAACTCATCCAATCTTTGATTAGATGCAGCAAGTTGGACATTTAAAGCCTTGAAAGCAGCAGGAGACTGCGTGCCATCCATGCTCATTAACTCTTGTTTTAACTTCGCAATTTCATTACGGAGCCTTACAACTTCTTCCCAGTCACTACCTACCTTAAAATATAATTTCGCCATATCTATTTCTTTTTCCTACGATTAGCCAATTCCTTACCACTGATTCTATTCACTTTTTGACCACCATATACTGCGTGTAATTTATCCCGTTGCATCATCAGCAAATTCCGATAAGGGATAACCTCAAACACTTCTGTATAACTCAGATGAAGCGTGTCAATCAAATGGGCTATCTGCCCGAAGAACGTTGTGTTTCCTACTGTTTCGGTCTTGCTGCCAGCATCGACACGTTCCTCATCGAGCTGACACACTGAAAAGCCGATATATCCATCATAGAGAAACAGACTTCCAAGGCATCTTTGACTTCTTCAAAAGTGCCGTTCTCCAATTCTTTGACCAAACTATCATTCCCGCAGATGAAGCATGAAATACCTTTCAGCATATCTTCAGTAGCTTTAGGAAGCTCTTTAATAGCCTCCATGATATTATCTCCTCGCAGGGCGATATTGGAAAAATGATGAATGGCACGACAGATAACTTTAATTGTAGGCGGTTTGATGGTATAAACGATTCCACCTATCCCTACATTTTTAAAATCCAGCCCTAATAGGGCATCAGAAACCGTTTTTGCTGCTTGATTATTCATAACATTAAATTAAAAAGGCGGTGAGCAACCACCCACCGCCATCTGAAAACAATCCTTTTACTGAAAAATTATCAACCTTCCGGCACTACAACTTCCGATTCGTCAAACCACTTTTCGGAAGCCAATCCATCTACACCTGTGGAAAGGGGAACGGCCGAAACAGCCAATCCGACAGCCTTATCGGTATTAGAGCCACGGGCATTGATAGCCGCTTTCGGAAACACAACATAAACTCCGTCTTTGGTTTTACCAATCACACATTTATGAATAGGCTTATACTTGCCTCTTTCCCAATTCTTTTCTGTGGCTTTACCACCTTGTAAATCAGCCTTTGTAGCATAATCATACTCACCAATGGTGAAGTTGATTTTCACCTCACCCGGTTCAGACGTTTCCCGGTAGTACTCACCAGTCAAAGCGTTTTTGTAACGAGTTACACTTGCCTCTGCTTCTTCGTATTGATACGTGTCACCATGCACATTCTTGACCCGCTTCGTTGCTGCGTTTTTCAAGATGGTGGCTACTTCTGCGCCTGTTAATCCGGCAGCTGGAGTAGTAACCGTTTTAATCGGTTCTGCATAATACAGTTCGTCAATTTCTACTGCTGTAATCATATCATTTTACATTTAATACATTAAACAAAATTCTCACATTCACATAATGACACTTCAAAGCTGTGTCCGCTTCTGTACCGATAGAATCAATAGAGTAACGATATGTCATACCATCATAGGTGCTTACTACATCATCAAACAGCTTGCCAGCCTTTCTTTCAAGTTCGTTAAGCCGGATTGTGTTCGCTTCATTCTCGCTTAAATTGGGTACACATAGATTCACTTCTGCGAAAGATTTCTTCCAATAAGTTCCCGGCTGTTGTTTCTTCGTGTGGATGACAATCCTTTCGGACTTCAATTCACCCGTCAGCGTTTCTCCTGCTGGTACTATGTCTATTCCGAAAATCTTGCAGTCCCGGTAGAGGATGTTTCCTATGTCGGTGGTTACTATCATCGTTCAAATCTATCTTTCAATCTTTTTTCTGTCCTTATCGCTGCACTTCCTGCAACTTCAAATCCTTTGGATTCCACGAATGAAGCATAATCAGCTTCGTTTTTCAGAATTAAGCCATCTTCATTAACCTCATAATCATTCGATTCTCTCAAATGTTTTGTGTGGTCTTGATAGTTTCCGGTAGCTTTTGCATCTTCAACAAATGCCTCTCCCTCTTCTTTCATGCCAGCAACGACTTCGCTTGTTCCGTCCTCAAAGAACTGGTCAACATCCGAAAAGTCTGCATCTATTCCAACCATATTACTCTGTAGGAAAAATAGTTTGTTTCCAAAGGGCTTTTAGCAACTCCTTCACCTCTTATGCTTCCATCGACATTCAAACAACGAACCTCTGCACCTGCTTCAACCTTTGACGGCTTGTCAAAGACTACCTTGTACTTGAAATCATACAAAGCACCATTGATAGATACTTTCTTTTCCGCACTTACATCATCACAACGGCATTTGCATACCTCCTGCCAGTATTCACCACCTGTACCGGGAATAGGTCTTCCGAACTCATCCTTATCCATCGGGGTGATAACCTTAACCTGCAATATGTGGGGAGCGAATATCATAAGAAAGTCACTTTAGGTTTGTTACTCAGTTCGTCTTTCAAACCGTACTGTTTGCACAGCCATGAGTACAATTTCATTAGGCTATCAACATGATTAGACCAAGACACAGAAAATCCGCTTTCGCTGACCGAAGATGGATTTTGTATCATCCACGGAATTTGCTTGGCACAAGCGACCTCTAATCTTGCCCTATTTTCCTCGGCAAAAGGTGCTTCGCCATCCAATCCCGTTCTTGAAAGTATATTTTCAACTACAAGATTAGACGGGGGATTCTTATCAAATACGCTTAATACAAACTCCTTGTTACTCATGACTGTTATCAATCAATATGGTGTAATCAGCTTACTATATGCGGTATAGCTATAATGCGTGCAATACTTTGATTTATAGATGTATCTGAACGGGCATTTGGGAACATTAATTCGTATCCCTTGAATAGCCGCTTCCTCTTTTATCGAACACATCATAGCCGGGTTATTTGTAACCAAGAATATAGTCTGTGGCATGGTCAGTACAACACAATCAGCCGGAGCCGTTTCCAAAGTGATAAACTGAATATCCGGCAGACTGGCATCAACCGATGGAGTCACATACTCACACTTAGAAGATTCCACACTCGATGCCTGCACGCTCAACGAAACCAAAGACATCATTAAAAAGCCACACATGGCAAAAATAAAATTCTTCATTTCTTTTCTGATTTATAAAATTAGACAATGGAAGGGTAGAAGCACTACCCTATCCTTTTACTCGATACCTAATGCTTCTTTCAGTTTGGCTGTTGATTCTTCATCCAGTTCTGCAACCTTAGCCAAAAGAGTTTCCTCTTTCATATTGCCGGAAGCCTGCGCACCGATAGACTTCAAAGCATCAATCAAAGCCTTCTTCTCAAACTCCTTTTCAAAGAGGGAAATTTTCACCTCTTTCTTTTCTTCAGGGGCTTTCACTTCGGGAGCTTTCACCTCAATCCGTTCAGCGAGTCTGCGGCTTTCCATATCCAGCACACGGGCTTCCTCACCGACTTCAATCAATTCACCGGGAGTATAATACTTTCCGGTGAACTTGTCGCGGAAAACTGATATAACCTTTACTTTCATATCCTACCCCCTTATGCTGATTGGATGGATGCAATTTCGCTCAAATCGAAATTGGTTATCAAATCTGGATTGGAAATCTGCGGAATCCACTCTGCCGTATATTCCATGTAGCGACCGTTTTTGTCACGGTAGTTAGAGATAAGCATCTGCCCCTCTGACGGGATATAAGTACGTCCTTGTACTGGGTCTGTCGCTTCATACGGGGTATGATGGCGCATATAACCAATGTTGTCAGAAGGTAACAGAGTAATACGGTTATCCGCGTAAATCTGCACATTCTTTCCCGTCTGGTCTTTCACGTAGTCCTCCTTGATTTCAATACGCGGCAAACCGATGCCGGTGAACACTTCGGAAGCCAAAGAAGAGGAAACCAATCCCGTACTCAACTTTATTTCGTTGCTGTCGAGAATCATCTTGTACTGCTCACCAAATTCAGATGAACCAAGAATAAGCTTGTTGAAAGATGCACGAGTCATAACCATCTTGGCATAAACGCCATAGTCCGGTGCCAAGGAATGAAGTTTCTCTCTCAAATAAGAGATAAACATATTCTTTCCGTCCACAACCACATCTCCACTTTTCGGCTTGATAAAATTGAACGGAAGGGTAATCTCCAGCAGTTTATTATTGGTCTGACCGGAAGTGATTGCAGCGTCTTTGTTGTAAACGGTGGCTTCACCAAGCATCAACAGCGCACCGACAATAATATCCATACGCTTGTGGGCGGCAAGGGTAATCTGACGGTAGTCGTCTGCCAGGAAGTTTACAATCTCTTCCATTGCAGCCTTTTGGTCGGCTGGCTTAGCGGCATTGAACTTGTCAATCAAATCCTGCAATTCAGAAAGACGGTCAATAGACATCTGATAAGCATCACCCAAATAGGCAATCTCACCATATCCGGAACCGATGTTCCGACGTTCACGGATGGGTTTCTCTCCAAAACGCGAATTGATGGAGCCGGCCATAACTCCGGTTACAGAACCGATATAATCCTTGAACACACGAGTAGTCACTCTGCGGAAAGTAAGATACTGCTGCCAATAGATTGTGTCCTTGCGTGTCTGGTTCACACGTCTGATGATAGCGGAAATAATGTTCGCATCATCGAATAATGTTTGAATCGTTAAAAACATATCCTACCTCCTTACTCGTTAAATTCAAACCATCCCTTCATGTTGGCTTTATCGTTCTCGGAGAACGGCATAACCAATTTTGAGGGTTCAATTTCTGCGGCTGTACGAAGCAATGAAACCAATGTGATTCCGTCCTCAACCTTTGTACGGTTAAACAGAGCCGAATTAGCCACATGCTTTTGCTTTAAACCATCAACTGCAACCGCATTGAATAATACGGCATCTTTGGCGATATTCTCACCAAAAGCAGCCTTGATAGTCAATACATCGTAGTTGGCATTAGACTTATCAATTGCCGTTACTTCTGCACCTTTCTTGCCGTTTCCGACAAACATACCCACATAAGCCAAAGAGTTCTTAGCTACTTTGATAGACAAAGCCTCTCCACCAGTGGTATAGGCTTCCGCAACTCTCACATTGATTACCGCATAAGCGAACTTGTTTTTCAAGTCCGCACAAATCGGTGTAAATCCGGGAAGAAAACTTCCCACTACCAGGTTCTGCGTATCAAGTTTGAACGGACCACGTCTACGAATACCGGTCTGGACATCGTAGCGTTCCTCTTGCTCAACGGGCGGAACCAAGTCATACTTAAATCCTGCTGACATAATTAATTCTTGTTTTGTTCAACAATAGTTTTCGTTCCCTCATCAATCATCTTGGCGATAGATTCAGATTCTTTCTCAATCTTCGCTTCCGCTGATTCGGGAGGGGTTACGCCTTTGAAGCCGTCATTTGCGAACTCCTGCTTCAAGTCCTTGAAGTATGCGTCCAAGTCCTCATCGTCCTTAATGGCGCATCGTTTGGCGTAGTTTTCGGGAATACCATACTCCTTTGCCTTTGCCAAAATCTGCTGGCTACGTGTTGCTTGAGCCTTTTCTGCTTCAAACTGTGTTAGCTTGTCGGAAAGGCTCTTGTTGGAATCAATTAAAGCTTGCGCCCATGCAGGCACATCGTCTTTATTCTCTTCCGTTTTGGTAGTAGTGGTAGTCTCGATTGGCTTACCGTCTTTAAGGTTATGTTTCTTTTCGTAGTTGGAAACTGCGGTCTTGGAAGCATCCCCGGCACGGAAATCACCATAGGAATTAAGCACGTCCGAAAAGCTGATACCCTCAACAATAGAGTTTACCTTTGTCTCGTCCGTTATACCCTCTGCCTTTTTGGTGGCAATACGGGTAAGAATAGCAGTGTCCACCCCAGTAAACTTGGTTTGGAGGCCCGCTAAGATTTGTTCTAAAATTGTCATACTGTATGAATTAAAATTTGAGATTCAATTTGCAGAAGTAAAAATACCGCCAATACAGATGATTAGTAAATATTTAAGCTTCCGATTCACGACAATGAGTTGATTGTCGTGAATACGGTATAAAAGTAGTCAGTAAGTAGGTGGAAGGGAAATTATTAGAGAGGTGGAAAAGTACATTAGGGAACAATGTGCTAAAAAGAGAAGAGAAAGGTATGAAAAAAGCCGTGAACCAATAAAGGAACACGGCTTTCTTTTGAATCTAAAAAGTCCTAAATGTACTATGTTAACTTTTTCTTCTTTGCTTCCTTAATAGACCCAATAGTTAAAGCCATTATTGGAACAAGATTTAATCCTAATTGTAGAGCATAATTTATATACGCTCGATTTAATATAACTGGAATTAAACCAAAAATCCATTGAGTTATCCAAATTAAAAAAGCCAGAATTCCAAGTCCAAATATGACCCCAATAATAGTGGCTACCTTATCTTTTTCAACAACAAAAGGAGCAAATATTAAAAACAACAATAATATTGCAAATAGAATAACCCATAGAAGGGATGACGTCACAGTGTGCCACATTTGGTTTCTCTCAACTTCCGGAAACCATTTTCCTATTACAGACAATATATTACCATCTGAATTTGTAATATTTACTTCTGTATTCTTTTCTATATTTGCATTTTCAAATAACGAAGCAAACCACTGGAATATATTTTTTCTATTAATAGCCTTCTCTATTTTATCATCAAGATGAAACAAAATAATAGAATCTGATTCACATACAGCTTTTGCTTCTTCAACTTTTACTATATAATCAATTTCTATTTTATTTATCCAATAATATGAAATACCCAAGATATTGTCTAATGCCAGAACTACTAACAACATCAATAGTGGAATGGCAATTTTTCGAGATACAGAAATCCTATCGCTTTCAAAGAAGTTAATAAACTTCCTTATCAATTCTTCCATGTTTAAATATTTACTTCAAGTTCTTTTCCTATTAAGTCGAAATATAAATTCTGAAGTTAATGAAGCGACCTAACTGGTATATTATAATCAACTCCTTTCAAACAAAAATGTGCATCAAGTTCAATCAATGGATGATAATTAACCGTAGCATTACCAAATTGTTTTTTCTCAAAACCACACTTCAAAAGTAATTCCTCTGTGAGAGGAATAGAATTAAGGTTCTCTACATAGGTGCGAAATACCGCTTCCGATGATATTCCGCTTACTTCGTATCTTGGATATCCAATTTCTGTTATACGGTAGGGTATTTTACACTTTGTAGATATACATAATTCCCTATCTTTAATTCTCTAACATCTACCATATTATAACAAATTAATAGCAGACAGTTCCTTGGTCAACGACTGAATACCTTTCTGAATCTTTTCTAATTGTTGTTTGCGAGGTTTATGTACTCCGGCAGCATAATGCCATAACTGACGCTCATTGATTCCTGTAATCCGACTCAATGCAGCTTTAGTGAAGATATTGCTGTAATAGTTGATAAATGTAGCAGCATCAATTTTGAACTTTAATTCAAATTCCCCAGTCAACACCTCGCAAGGATTAGTATTATCTTCCAAATATAACTCGATCGCCTCCTTCATGTTATCCTCCAACTCCTTCATGTCATTACCGACTGTAATAACGGGAGCACCTTCGATATAAGCACTCAAGTTCTTTCCTGCGTGTTCTACAATTACTTCTACTGTTTTCATAATTACCTCCGTTTTTTAATTGAGAGAACAAGGGGGCTACTTTAGCCCCGCTTGTCTCAAAATGCTGTAATAAGTGCCTTTCTCAACGCCTTTGCTATTATGATTCGGTACAATAACCACTTTACCATCTTTTTCAAATTTCATGTGGCTACCTTTCTGGCTCTTTAGAACAAAACCGTTTTCTTGCAACATAGTTACAACGTCTTTAACTGATTTGTAACTCATAACGCTTTGGACTTAATTACTATGCAAATATAGTAATAATACGAATATAAACAAAGCATTTATTCATTATTTTACTATGAATATAAAAATAGCGGCAACTCTTGAAGCCACCGCTAATTATTCTATTTTTCTTGTGCTAAAATTATAATCCCCGTAATTTTTCTGACTAAGAGGCGTTTTTCTGTCCCTTATTTCCGATTTGCTCATTCTTTGCCACCTGTTCCTCTTTGATTTCCTTCAGCTCTTCATCAATGCGATCCGCGTTCCCAGCAAACATAATGCCCTCACGTCTTGACCATACACCACCACTAACAGCGGAGACAGCCGTAGTAACCTTATCATTCAAATCATCAATCATATATGGAACCAGTTCTGTTTCTATGTCAATGGTTTGCGATGCCTTGCTAAACTCGGTTGGATTGATAGAGCCTAAAGCGGAAACAATAAAATTTACTCTCCGCTGCAAGAACTCACCGATAGCCTCACCGTGATTTTCTACCGCCATATGTGCGCCCATGAACATAAAGCGGAAAGCGGTCCCTGATGCTTTGCCTACCCCCTTCAACGTCTCAAAGGATATTCTTGGAGTGTTTGACATATCATAAGCCATATTGGTGAGTGTTTCTGCTTCAAAACGTACCGTATCCGGAACTTGGTTCCATGTCAGATATTGAGCATCCGCACCTTCACCTGTAAGTTTGACCATTCTATCCTTAACCTTACCCATGAAACCCTCTACATCTCCAATTAGCTTCAGCAATGGGAAGAAATGATAATCGATGCAATCAGCATAATTGGATAACAGTTTTTCCAGCCGGACACGGAATGTCTTTATCTTCTTGCAATAAGGTTCTGGACGATAAGCATAGAGAACCGGTAGTTTTGGGAATCCATGAGCAAAAGGCGTTCTTTCTTCATACCCTTTAGACAAATCCCATTGATAAACCATTTTGTCCGTGATAGTCATAAAGCAGATGACCTCCGAATCATCCATGAGCTTCTTCTTGTACTCACGTGAGAAAGCAATCATTTTACCTTCGTCGTTAAAGAACGGGTATAGCTTATCACCTCTGAATGGAGACCATAACACGCTTTTCAGTTTCTTGGTGGGTTTTACCTTCCCCCCGAAGGTAGTCTTTATTTTCTTCCAAAACTTTGCCCAAAACGAATCATCATCGGTAACATACCAATATTCTGCCGCTTCCTGTTCGGAGAGCCAGGCACGGACAATCTTCTTGTTCTGATATTTGATTTTGTTGGACTTGAATACAGCTTTGACCGCATCCAGCAGCTTCTTTTCATCATCATCAGTCGGAGTGCAATCCATAGACGGTTCTGTGCCGACCGTGAAAGCTGTTTGAATATTCACTATATCTTGTTCCAATGGAATGGAGATACGGTTCACCGGTTCAGTCTTATACTTTGCTTCGATTTCATAAGTCTTACCCGTTTTTTCATCGAAGTGCTTCTCTGCTTCTTTTTCAAGAACCTTTCTGTCCGGATATTTCTTTTCGTCAACCATGATTTCATGGCGTTCCGGATTCCAATCATCCCAAAGTTTGCAACGGTCGGGAAGTTCAGTTTTCCTACCTTTCTTCAGATAGTTTATCTTCTGCCCGATATCGGGCAATGCTAATATTTCTTCTAAATTCAATGGCATAGCTTATATTTTTAGTGTGTGAATATTCCTGTTAAATCTTTCGGCTTCTGAATCTTACCAAGAAGCTCACCCAATACATAGTAACGTACAGCATCTATTCCGTGATTGTCATGGTCTTCCGGTTCGTTGATATAGTTCCCGTCCTTATCCTTTGCCCAAACATACTTTCTGAACTCGCTTTGTAAGTTGTACGAGCGTTTGGTTATATAAATCTCCATATCTTTCATTTTGTCAATTCCGGCATTGATAGAGCCTGCACCTTTCTCTACGGCATATATCTTGATTCCTCCGTTGTGTATCTCTTGAATCAAACGTGGATCTGCGCTGTCAGCAATGACTTTCAATCCCCACGGGCGAAGAGTCTTGATGATGTCAGAAGAAAGCAATCCAGTACGGTAATCCACTTCATCCAAGTAAAGGGCGTTATCAACGATACCACAACGAATGGAAGCAGACGGGTCATGCGTATAACCGAAGTCTTGCCCGAAAGCAATTTTCTTTGCCCAAGCCGGGAACTCGTCAACAATTCCCCACTTCTTGAACACAGCACCTTCTGCAACGTCAGCCCAGCGACCGATAACCACATGAGCATACTTTTCAGGATTACTCACCTTCATATCTTCCACCTCTCTCAGGAACTCAGGAGAAAGGTTATCCAAGTTATCAAAATACGTAGTATGGATATGGAGCACATTCGGATGAGTGGAAATCTGAACCTGCACACCATCAATCTCTACCAGCTTGTGAGTTTTCTCAATGTATTTCTTGTAGATGAAGTGATTGGAATCGCATGGGTTCATTATAATGATAATCCGGTTCTGAATACCCTTCTTGCGAATGGAGAGCATTATTTTATCGAACTCATCTTCGCTTGTCCACTCTTCCGCTTCATCGCAGACGAAAGTCGTAATGCCTTGAATGGATTTCAGTTTTGCTGTCTGGTTCCCGGAAGAAGTCTTGATACCCCGGAACATGATACGGCTCTTAGTCATCTTATTGACTATATCCGTCTTTGTGGTCTTGAAATATTTCGTGGTACCGTCCAAATCTATCTTCTCCATCATTTCGGGAATGATAGACATACCGGCAGAAACCATAGTGTAACGGGTGTAAAGAATCTGATGAACTATCTTCTCTACGGGAGTCATTTCAAAAGTCAACCGCTCAATAAAGGTAGAAGCATTGAAAGACTTTCCGCTACCACGCCCACCGGTGATAAGAATTATAAATTTTTCCTTATCCTCATATAATGGATGGTAAATTTCTTGAGGTACTATCATTTCAGCTTGTCTTTAATCCAGGAATCAATGTTGATGCCATGCTCTATGTCTGTTGGAATATCAGCATCTTCATTCGATGCAACTGGGGCACGCCCGAACAGTCTGTCTTCCATTCCATCCAATACATCGGTCATTCCTTTTGCCGCATTTCGTTTCAATCCTCGAGCAAGGATGAGTACCCACATAGGGGTGTCTTCCTTGCCAATTATCTTATCAATCTCTTGCGGAGTACACTGGAGTAAATACATCTTCACTTCATTCCATTCCTCACGAGACACGTTATAGGCTTTTTTGGCGATGGTATATAGTTTGGGCTTCCTGCCACGATTCTCTGGCTGGTTCGTGCTTGAAAAGCGGTTTCCTTTGCCCTTTATGTGTTCGTATTCTCCTGCCATAACGCTTGATTAACGCTCGATTTTACACTTTTTATCATTTTTTGCTGTTTCTATTTTTATTTGTACCTTTGCACTCGTAGGATGCACGGGTCGGAGTAAGGGTGGCCCCCGTCTGATGATGTTGTACGACATTGCTCTCCCTGGTAAACACGCTCGTACTACCGCGCGTGTTTTTATTTGTTGTGTTTATACCTATGTATATAGCCATTATCGGATACTATTATAATTCTTTTGAACCTATATCTATGGCCATCCTCATATAAACCAATTCCTTTTTCAACTGACTGCCGTGTGAAAACTCCTCCCTTTGAATAAATCAATGCAACATCCGCTCTTTTTGTTCTTGCATGGTCAAGAGCGTTCCTGATTGTATTCGCTCCATCCTTTGTTGGTGTCCTTTGCTCGAAAGAAGCTGAGAAGATACGTCCGTCAGGTGTCCTTACCTGCCCACTTTCATTCTTCAGCACTACCTTATACCCCTTGTCCGCAAGTATACGTGCCGCTTCCAGCTCTTCGGACTTGTGGCGTGCTGGGCTCTTCTCTATTGCGACATACCCGCCACCTTTCCCAATTTCCACGCTGGAGTACCGCCCACTGGCTCGCATTGCTTCAACTTCTGCTTGCCGTTTACGGTATGTTGAAGTACCTTGCTGGTATGTGCGAACACCCCCGGAAGTTTTAGCCATGCTTTAATCCCCCACAAACTTGCTTCCGAAACGCCCCCTCTTGTTATTTGTGTAGAAAGCTGATTCCGGTATGTTCAAATCATCATACGAACTTCTTCGGGCTTGCTGTGTGTTTCCTCCAAGCTTTCTTATACTGTCAAGGTAAGCCTTGTTTCCGGAAGCTTTGTAGTCAGTACTGTCAACCCTACCTCCAAGCGATTTCCAAGCCATCTTCATACTTTCGGTAAAAGACATCTTACCTCCATAGAGCTTATAGAGTTTGTGCGCCATAGACATAACTTTTGAACTTCCAAGACGGGAAGTACCTGTGCTCCTTACTCCTCCTGCTGTCTTAGCCATAACTATCTCCTTTTACGTCTCCTATTTGTTGAACTTCCTGTATATCCACCACGTCCTGCTCTGAACTCACGCTTATCTTTTACTTCAAATTCACGTGCCAAATCACGATTGTAAATATCATACTCGGTGCCATGCTTTGTGTCTCGGTCTATTGCTGCCGTGGTGGCAAATCCTGACTTCGCCGGACTGTCAAACCGTTCAGCCACCCTGTCAATCCATTTCTCGGCTTGCGATTGAGTCCTGAAATTCTTTTGCAGCCACCTTGTGTTACCATTCCTGTTTGTCACTGACACTGATGCTTGAAAGTTGCCGCCACTGGTGCCACCTCTAACTCCTCCTGCTGTTTTAGCCATTATTACCTCCTTTCTTGGTTTTCTTCACCCTGTTTGCCATAAACTGCTCCACATACATCACACTGTTCTGCACGCAAAGCTCCTTTATCTTCTCACCGCCACCGTAAACTATCATATTGGGAATATCTTTCCCTGATATTTCACGGGCAATTTGTATTTCAATCTTCAAGTATTCCTGTCTATCGGAATAGCCGCGTGTTGCAAAAGCATTGTAACCTTCTGGGATACCCATGCGGTTGTACTTGTAGAATTTCTTCGCCACATTGAGGTCGGCATATACCTTTACGCCGCACTCCTGGAAGTAGCGGGCAATCCAACGTTTCTTGTATATCTGCTGCAATCCATATGCTACAGGTGTCGTATCGAACAATGACAGGTTAGGTTCAACAACAGCAGAACATCCGCTGTTCAGAACAACCGTAGGGTCTTTCCATATCGCTTCAAAGCGGTAATCCTCCACGTAGAAATGATAAGTTTGGATGTCTTTCCTCAACCTCGTGTCAGCTCCCCATGCGGAGAACGGCAGCAGCAAACCGGGTGCAGGTTGCTCATCCAAACGCAGGTTCGGTATGTCGAAATCGTTGTTGCTCTCATATATCCTGTCGCCCAGCATCATGGCAAAGAAGTCGGCATCTTCTTGTTGGCAATCCTTTTCTTCCGCTTCTTGCTTCGGTGCAAGTTTATTTCTATCTTTATCTTCCTGCCATACGTCAAATCCCCAATCATTCAATTCTTCGCTGTCCCATTCGTTCGCAAGCAATCCCCAATCGTTTTCACCAAAAGGATTATTATCTTGGATAATCATTTGACAAAGTTTTTCTACCGGTGTATCTTCAGGTAATATGCAACAAGGCACTTTTGTCCATTTTAGCTTTTTATATGCTTGTAAACGCATATTCCCGCCAATAACGACATATTCCCCTTTATATGGATAGACAAGTAAATCTCTCGCTTCGGTCATTTCCGGCAATTCCTTGATTGATTTGCACAGTTTTCTAAACTTCGCATCCTTGATAAGTCGAGGATTACGAGGAAGCCCTTCTATCTGTCCATCGTTATGAATAACTTTTGATATGTCAAGTTTGGCTCTTTGCATAAAAAATACCTTTGAACTACTATTATTCATTCAAAGGTACTACCACAACCAAAGATAACGAAATATCTTCAATCGTTATACACAACAATCAGGCTATTGTTGTGAACTAAGCCATTTGTCCCGTCTTTCTCTGCACTGCTCTAAGGTAGGTGCACAACAAGAAAACAACTCACCGCTTTCAGTACGGTAGTCGTACTGGTACATTCTCACTCTCTTTCTGCCTAACTTCGTTGTGTAGGTAGTGTAATTCTCTTTACCGGACTGGCATACGCTGCAACCGTTTACATTTATTGAGTTCATAATTCAAGTAATTGTTTCGTTTTATCCACGTCTACAAAACTCGTCCACCCTGCTTTATGTAGTTTTATAGCTGCCTCTCTGATTGTGATTTTGCCACTCTTGACACTTTCTTTCAAAGATTCTAATACATTCTTCATTCTTAATTCATTTTTACGTTCAATTTTTCTTCACTTGTATAAGCCACTACAAGCCCAGTTTCATCATGTTGTATGGTGATGTACTTTTCACCCCTCTCTATAGTAGAGAAGTCATAAGGGGTTGCCATCTTACCCAATACCTTGCCCAGTTGCTTCATCAATGGGGCTTCGGGGCTGATAACTAAAACTAAATCTGCTTTCATAATCGTGTATATTGTGGTAGCCCGAAAGCTACCGGATTAAACTTCAGTCAATCTGCCATACGTTTCTTTGCCGCGTTGTTTTGACGCCTTGCAAACTCTTTGGCTAATTCATAATCTGCGAAATAATTGATACGATTACCTGTTTCAGTGTTTACTACCCCATAAACCTTGCAACCACACTCAATTGATTCGCGAACTACATATTTACTCTGCTGGTTCATATTCTTATAGGTTATGCAGGGCTTTCGCCCTGCTGATTAATTATTTAATACCGTAATCTCTTTGTTGCCTATCTCTGTATCTACATTCAGAACCTCGTACTTTTGAGCCTTGTAGTTATAAACAACTTCACAGGTATTGAAGCCTCTGCCATCTTCTCTTTGGTCATAAACAGTATTTATATGCTGATACATTTTATTGCCTAACATGAAGTTTATCTTACCTGATGTACAGAAGTAGAATGCTACTGCATACTTCAATGTTTTCTTTTCATCAATCTTCTTTGTTGCCATGATCGTATATTTAAGCGTTAATACCAATTGTGTTTCTCATAAAGTCACTTGCTTGCTCTACTGACATACCCAGCTTCTTTTGAATCAAAATGAGCATACAGCTTACTTGTTCTTTTGTGTTCAAATTGCCTTGTACAAACTCTGACATGATGAACTTCTCTATTGTTCTTTGTTTAATTACTGATGCTGCCATAATCGTATATCTTTTAATTGTTATTACTTCTTGTTTGATGATGCAAATGTATGGGTTTATAATTACACTTCAAATAGAATAAAGATAAAAATGTAGCTGTTTAATAAACATTAGCAAAAACACAATTGTAAGGGTATACAATTACATATTTATTAATAAATCAATCTTCTTGATGCAATAAACAGCTACTTTTATTGCATTATTGATTTTATCATATTATATTTGTTCCGTTTATTATAATATACATTTGAAATGGATATAAAAAGCATCATTAAAGAAAAGGGCTACACCATTCAGGATGTAGCAAAAAAGATGGGTGTAAATAGAGTAACTCTTACTCTTACCTTACAAGGAAATCCCACCTACAAAAAGTTGAAAGAGATAGCCGACGCCATTGATTGCAATATAGTTGACTTCTTCCGAGACGAAACAAATAACTCTTCCACTTGTAAAGGAGAAGATAGTGAACTCACCGCCCTTATCCAGTATAAAGAAAACTTCTACAAAGCCGATACGATAGAGGAGCTAAAGAAAATTGTGGCTGAGATTGAAGAAAAACAGTAAATCACTTGTTCTGCAACTGTAAAATAGTTACATTTGCATAAACCATTAAATTATGGGTACAAAAGAGAAGTTGATAGAACGCTTTAAAAGCCAGCCAAAAGATTTTAATTGGGATGAGCTTGTACGCTTGTTCTCCATTTTCGGATATAAGATAGATAACAAAGGAAAAACAAGTGGGTCACGTGTCATTTTCGCAAAAGGGGAAAGCTCGTACACTGCGCATAAGCCACATCCAGGAAGTATCGTAAAAGGGTATGTAATGAAACAAGTATTTGAATTTCTGACTAAAAATAAATTAATATGAAAACATTGACTTACAAAGGTTACATAGGAAGTATTGAGATAAGCGATGAAGATAATTGCCTATTTGGAAAAGTCCTTGATTTGCCAAAAGATACAATGATTTCGTATGAAGGTGAAACTGTATCTGAATTGAAAGAGGATTTTAAAGGAGCTGTGGATGATTATATAGCATATTGTAAGGAAGCCGGAATTACACCGCGTAAAAGTTATTCTGGTTCCCTGAACATACGAATTTCCCCAGAGGTACATAGCAAAATTGCCATTCTCGCCCAACAGGCTGGAATATCAATAAACGCTTTTATTAAATCAGCCGTAGAAAAGCAAGTTGCAACTATGTTATAAACAACCATGGATAAAAAAGAACTCTTTATTTGTGAATGCAACAGCATCGAACATCAGATTGTGATGTCATATTTTGAGGATGAAAAGGAAGTATATTGCAACGTACACTTAAAACCCGAAAGAAATGTACTCAAACGAATTATCCATGCTGTTAAGTACATATTTGGTCATCGAAGTGCATATGGAGATTTTGACGAATTTATTTTCAATCCTAAAGATGCAGATAGGTTGCAAAGTGTTGTTGACCATTTGAGAACAGAAAAGCCGGAGCACTAAACTCCGGCTCATTAATTGATTAGCCCTTTGATTCTTAACCGATTTACGATTTCGGTGTAAAGATACTCTATATCCCCACTGAAATCCCCATAGTTCTGATACAAAAACACGACATCCGCACAGTTGTCGGAAATGGTACATTCTGATTGAACACCAAGAACCCTTGCTAATTCAGGTCGTAACCCTGCTGTCATTTTTCCACCGGCAAGCGAGCTTGGAGAAAACAGATACAGGATAATGAAAATGAACTTCTTCCGCTGGGTTACACTGTCAATATTCGGTGGACATCCTCTCTCATTCAGCAACTCAACGAATATCTTGTAGATTTCATGGATAAGGCTTTTGTCTTTCAAAATTGGGGCGGTCAAGGCGTTTTCTTCCTCTGAAAGTTCTGATTTCTCAATACGAATCTTTTTAAGACGAATGATTTTATTAAAATCCAGCTCCATAACACGATTATTTTAAAAGTAAATAGTATATTTGCATCATAATCGTGTGAGGAGCTGATTCATGGTCGTGCGTGGGTTGGCTCTTTCTTTTATTTTACAGAGTTATTCTTTTCCTGAATAATCTGATTTTGCTCGTTCACCTCCCTACCCCATATCATAGCGGAATAGATGGCTTTTGCATACAAAAAGAGTTCCTCACGACTGGTAAGGAACTCAACTCGAAAGGCTGCGCATTTCGCATCAGTCCAGACATTTTTATTTCTATCCATTGGCTATTTGTTAATTTTATAAATCTATTACGTTAATGGTTAACATATATATCCACTTGCTAAACCATGTTATAAGATGGCTGAACAAAGGCTCATAATTTGCATAACTTCCACAAATCCGTACCTTTGCAATGTGTTTTTCATAGTATTAGATTAAGGTTAATAAAAAAGATTGGCTGTCTGGGAAGATAGCCTTTTTTTGTAACCATTGGCAATATCTTTTCTTTATCAATCACCTGGTCGTTCATACCGTTTCTTCAATTGTTTCAAGACTATTTCCATGCCGTTATCAAGCCCTTTCTTATACCCGGCTACATTCTCCCCTATATTGTAAACCAAACAGCCTGCAACAATAAGGACTACTCCTAAAGCTCTATGCCAATAAGGGAGTGATATGCTGAACGGCGAAAATGTCAACCGGAAATGCCCGATGAACAATACTGCGATGACGAATATCGCAATAAAGAAAATGAGGTCTGTTTTCATGTCAATTGCCGTATAGAATATCCAACAACTCTTTCGCTTTCTTATAGGTATCAAAGCCTTTAATGTTCGTCCACCCATACGAAAGACGGCTTTCTTTTCTGACTTGTACAAAATACGTAGTTATTGGAATACAGCCGCTATATTTTGTTTCTCTTACAATCCTATATCTTTCCATATTAAATACTGTTAACGCATAAGAAACAACACAGCAGCTACAGCCCAACCGGACAAAGCAATCATATAAAGTACAAATTTTGTATAACCAATCCATTTAGCTTCCCGATTGAATTTGTTTATCGCTCCTTTTAAGTCTCCAAACCGTTCTTCAATGTCCCACATTACATTTTCTTTGACAATTTTCCTAAATCTCTCCCGTACATTCTCTGGAATGTAGAACCTGTTATCTTTATAGAAGAGATATGTAGAGCAATCAATACGACAGTAGTCATTATAATCTCTTCCAGTGTCTATCTTGATTGTTATTTCTGCCACGCCTTTTTCTTTCCATAGGTCAATGGCGTGTTTCTCAATTTCTTTCTCATTGAGCTTGGCAAGGTCTGCAAGCTTGTTATAATCGTATTCGTCTAACTGTACAATCTTTCTCATAATTAATTAATCCGTTTCAGTACATCCTTGTTGGCTTCGAGTATCTCATCGAAAGAAGGGATAGGCATCCAAGCTACTGGTTCCCATAATGGAGGTATGCTGCTCATTGAACTATAAATAGGACTGTCTTTGTATACATCATTGATATAACCGTCCATACAGAACCATACTCCATTACAGTATGTGCCATTAAATATTGCGCCATGCTTGCACATGATAATGATATTCTCATTTTCTTCCGGCAACTGTTCCTTAACGCTTATCCACGGTGATTGCTTTGCCTGCCATTCGGCACCCTTTATAAATGCAGCTTCTGCAATTTCATCATATGTAATCCCATGATTAGGGCACTCATCTATTGAGTGATATTGGGCATATACACCTATTGATTGGGCAGTTGTACGTCTGCACTCTTTAGCTGCTTCTTCTACTGTCTGTTTCATTTCTTACCCTCCTTATCAAATTCGGATAATGCCTGCTCACAAAACTTGACCTGCTCCAAAGCATAATCCCTCTTATAGGTTACTATATCACGTGTTGTATAGTCCGTATAACATCGGTCTATAATGCTTTTAATATAAAATCTCACTGGCTGCTCACAATGGTTCAGAAGAATCACGTATTCATCATTTCTCGGATGAAAGCACAAAAAACGATAATAATTCACTTCACCATTTAGGCATTCAATCAGTTTTTCATCTGTCTTTAGATTTTCAATGTCTTCTATATTTCTTATTGGTCTCATAATTCAATATTTTTTATTATTTTTTCTATTCCGCTCGCTCTGTACCTCTGCCATACACATCTTGCACCATGACGCTTTCAGATGGTATTCCTTACCGTTACGACGGGCTATTCTATCGAAAAACCGGGATAATGGAAGTGCTCTACCACAACGGGTGCACAGTTTACGCTCCACTCCGTCAACGACCACCCGGTTACGGGGTTTCCTCCTCACGATTTCACATGGTCCGCATTCGGACGCACCGTACCTCCTGCAATAGGCAAGTGAGTGCTTGCCGCACTTGGCGAAGGAGGTGCAATCCGAACGGGGAACTATCTGGTGAATGTTCATACGGCATCATTCATTAAGTCGAACAATGTGGGTGCGCTGACCTCCATCTCTGCCTCATACAGATATGAAAGACTATCTTTCCAGTAGTCGTAATTGAGTTCGGTAGACAGACCTTTCCTCCCCAGATTGATAGCGCAATATGGAACAGTGCCGATACCTCCGAAGGGGTCAAACACCAGTTCACCCCTGTTTGAATACCGTTCAATCAATCTTTCGACAATATCTAACTGAAGGGGGCAGATGTGGTTCTGCCGTTTCTTCTGCGACTGCTTGGTATTGAGCGTGCGCATCCGGGTGACATCATCCCATATCCAGGGCTTCTTGCTTACCGGGTCAACGGCCATGAATGTCTTTGGCAGTTTTCCGTATGCCTCCAGCTCTTCGGCGAATGATACGTGTTCCTCATAATCATAGACGTGCCCACGCTCGTAGTTCCTGAATAGGTGGCGTATCTTATCTATTCCGGCTCCTTTCATGTCCTCATAGCTCAATAGAGAGTTACCAGAAGATTTCCAACTTGCATGGGCATCTATCTGCCAACGGGCCAACGAATATTCGCTTTTGTTCTTGGTCACCGGCAAATCAGCATAGGCCCGTGAGGTGTCGGAAGGCAACTTGCGGAAAAGAAGGACATACTCAGGACAACCGATACCCATCTTTGAACCGTCCTTGCACATCTCCGTATATCCAAGCCGATAAGTCTGGTTGTTCTCCCTTACCACATCCGTATCCACCGTGATGCGCCCCATGTAGCGGAACCCGTGTTTCATGTAGTGGAATACAGTCATTTCACTGAACGGGTCGATGGTGGGCATACCGTCACCAGTGGCGTTGCCGAACAAAACACGGTCTTTCACATGGATGCAAGCTAACCTACCGGGTTTAAGAATACGCATAAGCTCCGGTGTAAGATAATCCATCTGCTCGAAGAACTTGCCGTTGTCCTCATTATGCCCGAAGTCGTTATAGGTCGGAGTGTACTCATAGTGGTTGGAGAACGGGATGCTGGTTACAATCAAGTCCACCGAATTACTTTCCATAGTCTGGCATTCAAGAACATTGTCATTATTGATTGCCCTCCACAGTTTGCCGGACTTTTCTTCCCTGCTGGCAAACATCCACCGCATCATCTTCTCCTCTGCCTGCAAGCCGAACAAACCGTTCTCGCGGACTATATCGGTCATCTTGGCTACCATCTCGCGGTGTTGCGCCCATTTCTGCATGAAGCTCTTGTATATCTCTCCCTCACTTTCCGCATAGACCAGATAAAGGTCAACCGGATGCTGCTGCATGAAACGGTAGATACGGGCTATCGCCTGGAACTTGTCGTTAAAACGGTAGTCAATGAACATGATTGCCTTATGGCAGTGGTACTGGAAGTTCAAACCTTCACCAAGCATCTCCGGTTTGGCAGCCAGATATTTCAGACGGCCGTCCTTAAAGTCCGCTATCACTTCGTCGGCTTCCTCATCATCCTGCGAGCCGTACACAGCCTTACATCCGGGTATGGCGTCACACAAAGCCTTCCGTTCATTCTCCAGGTCATGCCATAAAAGGAAATGGTCGTCTTTGTTTTCAGGACAGTTAATGATTTCCACCACACGGGCAATCTTTTCCTGCATGTTGTCCCGACGTTCTTTCGCTGCGTCGGCAAGTCCGAGAGCAGCCTCACGGAACATCTTCACTTGTCCGTCACGGTCGGTTCCGGCAGTGGAGTTATCAACACTAACCACTTCTTCATGTACACGCAGTTCCGGCAATTCATATCCGGTATCGGGGTAACCAAGGTCGGACGGTCTGGTGAGGAACAACGCCCATGTACTTACCCACAACCAGAACTCCTTCTCCTTGTGCGGATAAAGGGTAAGGTTATTCGCCTTCGTGCTGTCACGCTGAAAGAAACGGGTAAGCGCCTGCCCGGTATCCATCACACCGAGATAACCGGCATAATGTATCAGCTCCTTGTATCTATTGGGCGATGGCGTGGCGGTGGCGACAAAGCGGTAGGGAACATCCGCAAACAAGGGAAGGAACTCCTGGTAGGTCTTGGTACCGAAACCACGTAATACGCTCGCTTCATCCAATGATGTTGCGGTGAAGGAGGAAGGTTCTATTCTTACACCATCTTCACCGTCGCGCACACGCTCGTAGTTCGTAACCATGATGTCAGTCGGGCATATCATCACATCAGCCATAGTTCGTACATAGGTCACTTTCATGTGCAGATGTTGTTCCGCTTGTGTAAGGAACTCAACCACTACACGTTTAGGACAAACTATCAGCCCTTTGCCGCCTTTGTGTTTCAGGACTACCCGAAGTATCTCCAACTGAGTAACGGTTTTCTGCATACCGAAACTGGAGAATATCGCACGGCAACCACCGGACACCGCCCAGCGAACAGTATCTTTCACATGGGGATATAACGACGGTGTCAGTTCATCCGGATTGACCTCGAACCCGGTCTGACGGCTGATGGCCATCTTGTCTTTTAAAAATTCTATATATTCTTTCATTAAGCTACTTCTTTTAAATTCTTCAATCTTAAATCTCTAAGTTTTGCACAAAGTGCTTCGGCATTCTTCTTTGCCTGTGTAACCTCTACCGCATTTCCGATAAACTTCTTCTGGTCAGCTTGTGTACCAACTAACACATAATCTTCCGGAAAGCCCATGATACGTTTTAGTTCAGGAATGCGAAGCATCCGCATTTTAATATCCACTATGCCATACAGTGCCATGAACTCCTTTATCTTCACGGTCATAGGACTATCATTGTCGTAGATTTCAATCGCTATCTGACCGCTTTCTGTTGCTACCAGATAGGGCGGCATCTTATCCATTCGTGCTATCAGGGTGAAGCAGGGGTTATCAACGGAGCCGCCAGCACTGTTGAACTGTGGATTCATCAGATAATGCCATTTCCGGTTTGCGGTTATTGTCTGTGCCGGTTCCTCTATGTTGCTACCAATATTTGAGAAAGAAGTATTCATAATCCAAGGCTTGCATGTTATAAGTTTTTGCTTGGGATTGGTTAAAATTGCCGGACAAATATTGTCAATACTTGTATGTTGTCCTCCGCCGGAATACTCATTGGCGATAAACCTTGGAGTTACTAATGATAATCTGTCTTTTGTTGTAACTGTCGCAGACGGCTCGTTTACCGAACGATTAAAGCCGTTCCCATAGTGCGCTGATACGAAGGCATGATGGTCCCTGCATGTGATTGTTCCGGCAGGCTCTTCCACTGATACATTCTTGCTTTCGGGATGTCCGCTGAATTGTTTGGAAAGAAAGCAAACTTGCGCTACTCCAAGTCTGTTTTGTGTTGTTACCACCGGACATGGTTCGTCAATCCCAGGAGCGTTATATTTCCCCGTACGGTTCATAGAATTATACTTCACGAGGAAGGCATCCTTTCCTCCGGCTACAAACTTGATAAGTCCGTTATAGATACGCTCAAGCGTTTTCTCTGCAAGAGGCTTTTCCCTGAAGATGGTAGTTCCTTCATCAGAGAAATCAAGTACATCCTTTACCGGCTTCCACTTCTCCAGCCGCGAAAACATATCTTGCCTACCACCCTTACAGTGGGTCGGTTCAGGGAATACTATCGGCAAACTCTTTTTAGCAAAGATGCCGAAGAAGCGTTTCCTTGTGGTGTAGGCACCAAAGTCGGCAGCGTTCAGGATGCGGTGCTCAAAGTTGTAACCGTACTTCTTGACATTGCGCACCCACTTCTGATAAAGCCTGCCTTTGTCCATGCTGATAGGCTTCCCTTTTTCGTCCATATCTCCCCAGCTCATAGACTCTTCCACATTCTCAATCTGAATGTAGTCAGGATCTATAACATCAATATAACGGAAGAGATGTTCTGCCAGCGTCCGGCTATCAGCATCTCTCGGTTGACCGCCTTTAGCTTTCGAGAAGTTGGTACACTCCAAAGAAGCATGAAGCATTATCATCGAATCAGGATATAATTCACGGATACGTTCAACAATAGTATTTATCGGTGAAAGCTCCAGTGTACGAATATCCTCAATGAAATGAAGTGCATCAGGAATGTTGGCATCATGTGGAGGATGTAAATTAAACTGTGTCAGCAAGGAATAAAGTATTAACTTTGCTAACAC